CAATTTGATAGAAGGAAAGTCTACTGTTATTAATGAAAATAGACAAAAGGATGGACAAGATTTGGCTATTGTTGATTTGTTAAATGAAGCAAAAATGCGTAATGAGGCTATGAGAAATAAAGGTTTGGAAATAAAAGGTTTGGTTAAAGAAGGTTTGACAAATGAGGTTTGATATTTTAAGCCAGCGAGGGGTACCCGATATAAAAATGTTTTTCTTTTTGTTTTTTTCGCTGTCTGCAAACAATATTTCCCACAAATCCAAATATGAGGTAGTCTTATAATGACAGCAGAAGTAATATCAGCAATAGGAGTAATAGTTTTAGGAATAACAGGAGGATTCTTTGGAATGATCAAGTATATGATTAAAGCACTATCAGAACTTAGACCTAATTCTGGCTCTAGCATCAAAGACAAAGTTGAGATTAATAGTGAAAGATTATTTAGAGTAGAACAAAGAGTAGATGACATATATGAAATTTTGGCTAAGAAGGGGTAAATGTTAGCAACTGATATTTTAGACGGTATACCTTTAGAACTTCTATCCTTTTCTGAAGGGCGTAGAGAGATAACCAAGTATGACCCTATGCTATTTGCTCTGACATATTTGCCTCATCACCTTATGAACGCTCACGGAGAGATAACATTATCTGAGTTCCATACTGATCTGGCTGAATACGGTAAGTCCTGGATCCACAAACCTCAAAACCCTAAAGAAAACCGTGATGCCTTTATTGCTCCAAGAGAATGTGGCAAATCTACTTGGATTTTCCTTATTTTGCCTATGTGGGCTGCTGCTCATGGGCATGTTAAGTTTATTGCCGCTTTCTCAGATGCTGCATCCCAGGCCGAAACCCACCTTATGACATTTAAAAACGAATTGGAGTCAAATGAATATCTTATTGAAGACTATCCAGACCTTTGCAAGCCTAAGATCGTTGCCTCTTCTGGTCGTGCGATGGCTTCTAACTCTTGGCGTATTATCCAAAGCAATGATTTTATATTTGACGCTAATGGTATTGATACTAACTCTTTAGGTAAAAAGGTATTTGGGCAGCGTCCAGACCTAATTATTCTTGATGATATTGAGAAGGGCGAAAAGAACTACTCTGAATACCAGGCAGGGCAACAAAAAAATACTGTTTTTGATGATATTGCTCCAATGAATATCTATGCCCGTATGATTTTTGTCGGAACAACCACTATGCCTAATTCTGTAATAGATCAATTTAGAAAATATGCCGAAGGCTACGATGATCCTGAATTAAACTGGATTAAAGACCAGAATGTAGATGTTCATTATTATCCAGCAATTATGCCTAACGATAACGGGTCAGAACGCTCTGTTTGGCCTGAGAAATGGCCTTTGACTTGGCTTGAATCACAGAGGCATCTTCGTGATTTTGCTAAAAACTACATGAACCGTCCAATCAATACTGATGGAACATTCTGGACAAATGAAGACATTATAATTGAAGAACTAGAAGATTATGGTAATACAATTATCTCAATTGATCCAGCCGTAACAAAAAATAAAATCTCTGACTATACAGGAATATCTGTATTGTCTAGAGGCGTAGATAGTTTAGGTAAAGCCAATATCTATGTACGCCATGCTGAACAAGTTAAAATGTCTCCATCAGAAATAGCAGAAAGAGTTGCTTATCTTGTAGACAGGTTTGATGTTGGTGTACTTTATGTTGAAGTAAACCAAGGTGGCGATCTTTGGAAAGATGTTTTCAAAGCCGTCCCTGCAAAATATAGATCCAAATCACAAAGCCTATCAAAGCAAATTCGTGCTGGCAAGGCTTTAAATTTCTACCAACAAGGAAAGGTGCGACACACAGCACACTTCCCAGTATTGGAAGAACAAATGTGGTCCTTTCCAAAGGTATCGCATGAGGATGTACTTGATTCCGTTGTTTCTGGCATCTTGTACTTCTTAGATAACAAAGCAGTAAAACTAGAAACAAAACAAATAAATTATTTAAGGAGACAACATGTCTGATATTAAAAAGGCTATTGATACAATAGTAGATAGAAGAAATACCTATTTGGTTGCTGAGGAATATTACGAGGGAACTAATTTAGAAGTTTTCTCAAATAACCGTTGGCTACAAGTATTAGGAAGCGTAAGAAATAACTTTAGATTCAACTTTGCTAGAACTGTAGTAGATTCAGTTCTTAACCGTCTAGAGATTGCTAATATTACAGCAAACACAGAAGAAGCAAACGCAAAGATTAATGACATCTGGCAAATGAATGATTTGCAGATTGATGCAGATGAGATTCACCGTCGTGCACTTGTTTATGGTGATTGCTATGCAATTGTCTGGACAGATGTTAATGGAAATACAACTGTAGATTACAACTCACCACTTACAACTGTAATGGTTTATGATGATGAAAACCCAAGAATCAAAAGATTTGCTGCTAAATTGTGGCAATCAGAAGATCCACTAGATTACACAAAGAAAACATCACATTTAAACATGTACTATCCAGATCGTATTGAAAAGTACACAATGCCTGGAGAAGTTATAAATATTGTGTCTGCTAATGGATTCGTGCCAGTTTCTGTAGTAGAAAACCCATGGGGCGAGGTTCCAGTATTCCATTTCCGCACATCTAAGCAATATGGAAGACCAGAACACACAGATGCTTACGGTCCTCAAGATGCAATTAACAAATTAATGACAACACACATGATTACTGTTGATTATCAAGGAGCACCACAGCGTTATGCTCTTGGTGGTTCAGGAAATTCTTCTGAATATGAAGATTTTGATGAAACAGGAACAGAAGCAGAAAACATTGGTCGCCTAAAGAACGGACCAGGAGAACTTTGGTATCTTAAGGGCGTTGACAAGGTTGGAGAATTTTCTCCTGCTGATCACAAGGTTTTTACAGAACCAGTTAGAGACTTTGTTCGTGCAATGGCATCTATTACTAACACACCTCTTCACTACTTTGAGAAGACTGGAAGTATTCCTTCTGGAGAATCTTTAAGAACTGCAGAATCACCACTAATTGCCAAGGTAAAAGATCGTCAAATCACATTTGGTTCAACATGGGCTGATATGTTTAGATTTATTCTAAAGATGGAAAATTCTACAGAACCAAACATTCAGGTTAGATGGAAAGACATTGAAAGCATTGACAGTCTAGATGCTTGGGAAGTTGCTGTAAAGAAGCGAGTAGTTGGCGTATCTCTTGAGCAAGTTCTGATTGAAATGGGTTATGATTTAGAAGTTGCAAAGGCAATCGCTGCAGCAGAAGAATCATTAACTAGTTTATCTCAAAACACAAACACAAATAATGTAATGATGGAAGCCACAGGAGGCCAAATTGGAAACGAATAACACAGAAGAAACAACAACAACTGAAGAAACAACCTTAAATGATCCAAAGGCAGTACTTGCTGCTTTGGACCGTGCAAAGTCTGATGCTAAAAAATTCAGGGAAGAAAAAGAAAAACTTGAAATAGACTTAAATAGCACTAATCAGAAGATAGCGGAATTTAGTGGAAAACTTCTTCATGAGAAGGTTTTACAAAAAATCTCTGATGAAGGTGTTAAAGATCCACGAAGACTTCTAAGATTTATGGATTTGACTAAATTTGAATTTGATGACAATTTTGATGTTGTTGGGTTTGAAGGTCAGTTCAATCAACTTAAAGAAGATCTTCCAGAAATCTTTGATCCTAAACTTCGTGTTGGTGGTCAGGCAGATACTGCTGTAAAGGCAAGTGTAAGCACTCAGTACACTGCAACACAACTGCAGGCTGCAAAAATATTAGGTAAATTATAAGAATAAAATGGTACAATAGACTTATTGGGATAAGTGGACGCTTGCCCTATAATCATATTGAATTAGACGATTCAAAATGTACAACTTAATAAAAAATTTAACTATTCTTAAAGGAGAATAAAATGCCAATTTCAAGAACAGATTTGACAGAGGCAAACGGCTACATTCTAGAAGAGCAAGGGTCCACAGTAATCCAGGACCTAATTGCAAATTCTGCTGTAGAGCGTTTTGCTCGTCGTGAAGCAATGGCCTCACGCACAAAGTCAGTACCTCGTTTTGTTGGAGATGCACCAACAGTAGTCGCTGAAGGCGATGAAATTCCTGCATCAAGCCCAACACTTGACGAAATCGTATTGACAGCAAGAAAGTATGCACAACTTATGCACATCTCAGAAGAAGATGTAAATGACCAACTCGTAGATACACTTTCAGTGTACAAGCGTGAGTGGGCATCTAAGTGGGCACGAAAGTATGACAATGCTTGCCTTGGCGTAACAGCAGCAGGCGATGGAGACGACGGTCAGCCGTTCACATCTCTATATCGTGCAGTATCACCAGGTGCTGCAGGAACAAACCTAATTCAAACAGGTGGAGCAATGACTTATGCACAACTTAACAATGCACTAGGTATTGCTGAAGATTCAAGCAAGTTTGATGCAGCCAACACAGTATGGATGGCTCATCCAAAGATGCTTAAGGAAATTCGTGGAATGATCAAGGGTAACAATGACCTAGTTCTTCCAGATCCACTAGCAGGAACACCAGGATCTCTATTTGGATATCCATTGGTAATTTCATACGGTGCAGCAACATCTGCTGCAGCATCAGCATCACCAGCAGGAAACCCATTGCTCATCGTCGGTAACCGTCAGATGCTTATCAATGGTGTTCGTGGTGGAGTTGAATCAGTAGTTTCTCGTGATGCAGAATTCGCTCGTGATGGTGTAGTCTTGAAGACTCGCATTCGTCGTGGATTTGCAGTTGCAGATGCAGACGCATTCGCAATAGTTGAGAAGACAGGAGCGTAATCCATATGCCATCAAAATTATACGGACAGTTCCTCTCACAGGCTCTTAACAAAGAGATTGACTGGGATACAGACACTATTAAGGTGGCTCTTCTCACTAACGCTTACACTCCAGATCAGGATGCACACAACTATCTAGACGATGTTGTTGCAAACGAAGTATCTGGTACAGGCTACACAGCAGGTGGAAACACTCTTGCTAACAAGACTAATGCATACAACTCAGCAACAAACGTAATCGTTCTTGATGCTGATGACACAACTTGGTCTTCATCAACAATTACTGCTCGTTATGCAGTTGTCTATGATGCTTCACCTGCAACTAACGCAACAAGACCATTAATTGGTTATGTTGACTTTGGTTCAGATCAGTCATCATCAAACGGTAATTTCACAATTACTTGGGACGCTACAGGTATCGTAAGGATCACAGTAGCATAATGAACGCTAGAGTAGAAGCAGGTCCACTAACTATTGGACTCATATCAAATATGGTTGAGCCTACCGTTAAGGTAGAAATTAAGGCTGTTATCAGTCAAAATTTGCACTCAACCTGGGCCTGCTTCTCTCTTGCAACTCCTTCTATTAATGGCCATAGCCTATCTGGTATTAATCCAGAATTAATATTGACAGGAGGAATGGCTACGCTAGTAATGGCGTAGTCTTTTTTTATGAGCAAATTAACTACCAAACAAGAATCTTATTCACACTTTAAAGGAATAAGTTTTGATGAGTCTTCCTATACACTTACGCCAACAATAACTGGTGACAGGCTTTGGTTCACAGGCGATAGTGTTACTATGTCTTCTGGTTCTTTTGTAAGAGACGGACTTGACAATCCAGAAATTGTTACAGGACCAATGCCAGGACAAAATGCATATAAATTTACATCAAACGATGTATCATCACCACAAAAATCATCAAGACTTTATTTTGGCTCAACAACAACAAGTAATGTTGGAAGTTTTCAAAGAGATGTTCGCAGACTTTATTGGGATAGAGAGGCTTTAAGTCCTGCAACAACATCAACTCTTAATGGTATTTGGATTAAAACACCTGCATCTTTTAGCCTTCTTGGAACAACAGGCATACACAGATTACTTGGAACTGCAAGTACTGCTGGAACTCTACAAAATATTCTGGTTGTTGGAGTTGGAACAAGCGCTGGTAATCAACCAATTATAATTATAAACCACCAACCAGAATTTCAAGGAATTGTTTCACCTACATCAGCATCATATAATGTTGAATGGGATACTTGGTATTTTGTTGCAATTAAAAGAACATCAAGTGTTACTTCAGAAGGTTCTATTGGAACTATATCAACAGGAACATTAAGTTATACACATTACATTAATGGTGTAGAGGTAGGGACAATTACTTCAAGCAGTTGGAGAAAAGCCTCTGTTTGTGCAATTACTTGGGGTCATAATAACGCTACTCCAACAGGTCATGAATGGTCTGTGTCATTAGCAGGATGGTTTGTTACTGACTGGGATGCCGTTGGTGCTGAAGGTCTTGCAGAAATTTATGCAACTTTTTCAAACTCTGTAAATGTTGCAGATGTTCTTACTGCTTCATCATTTCAAACAGAGCCAACAATTATTATTTCTGCAAATGATAATATTGAGGTTACCACTTCATTTTTAGCATCAGCAACAATTCCTAATAATATTACTGTTGTTGCAAGTCAAAATATAAATGTTGTAATAACTGGATTACTTGAAGCATCTGCGGATCTAAACCATGCAGATGTTAACACACCAACATTTTTAAGTTTTACAGCAGATTCATTTATTGCATCAGCAATATTTACAGAGGCTCGTGTCTCTGAGGTACCAATGACTGCTCAAGCAACTCTTCTTAACCCAACAATTTTTGTTACACCAAGTTATTATTCATTAGTAAAAAATCTTAATCCATTATTTTACACAAATCTTGATTCATCAACAATTACAAACTTTGGATCTTGGTCTGGAGTTACAAGTAGTGTTGGAACAGGGGTAACTAAAAATCTTGCCTCCACAAATAACATGGGCCTTATTGGTGAAGGAAAATCTTGGAGATTTGCTAGCAATACTTCGGCAAATGTAAATTTTGTAAAAATTATTCCAGAAAACCCAAATACAACAATTGGTAACTTGGTTTTAGGAAGAAACTATACACTTGAAGCATGGACAAAGATTAATAATGAAGTAACTGGAGTTTATTCTGGATTTTCAATTAAGTTTGGCAATATTATTTTTAAAATAGATAGAAGTACTGATTTACCTGATCCAAATATAGTTAGTGAAAATCCTGGAATATATCTTGAAGCAAACGATTTAGTATTTGGATTTGATGGTACATATGGTGGTGCTTCTGGATTAGTTCCCCAAAACTCAACAAATTATTTTATATCTACTCCAGATGTTTCATTAATAAAAATAAATGATTGGAATCATGTAGTTATTAGAGTGTCTGGTAGCAATGTAAGTGTTTATATTAATGGTTCATTCTGTACTGGTTTTACAAAAGCAATTGATACAACAGCAGTTTCTAATAACTCTACAAACTATGACGAAGTTTTAATATTTGATGGATATGACACAAATGATGGTGGAGCCTATATTGATGAAATTGCAATTTATAATTCTGCATTATCTAATTCAGACATTATTGATCATTTTAGTTTTATTAATAATAAATCTCCAAACTCAACAGTTTACTCAACACCACTTATTGCTGTTGCTTCTGAACAAAATCATCAGTTTTATGTTATATCAAACGCTAATGTTTCATCAGCAGTATTAACTTGTTCAGCAGAATCTGTTCAACCAAACATTCTTGCTCAACGGACAATAAATTTTGTATCAGATACATTAAATGCTTCTGCTGAAAATACAAATGTTACTGTTTATTATGGTAGAACCTTTGTTGCAACACCAATGATTTGTTATGCAGAAAAAGCCGAATCATATTTCTTAGATGATCTTTACTATCAATATGTACAAACAAACATTGCTCCTTATCGTTATGTAACTTTTGATTCAGCAAATGCTGGCCTTGATTATGGAACTGACAATGATTATTCAGTAGCGCCTACAACAATTGGCGGAACAGTTGTTAATCCAGATCTTGGTATTAATGGTAAGTCTGTAAAAACCACAGGAGCATCATATGTTACTGATGGGGTTATCTTAAAGGAATCTGAATGGAATGATTCTTGGGGCACTGGTGCAAATGATTGGCATTCAGCATTCTGGTTTCAAAGAGCATTAGATGATAATTCAACAACGGGGCTAAGAGTGTTATGGAACCTTAATGGTTACAAGGATAATCAACATGCAGTTCTTTATCAATATCAAGGCAGATTACATATGCAGTTTAATAATGGTTCTGGAACATTTATTGAAACAGATTCTACTGCATTAGATTTGTTTGATTATCAGCGTCACTTTATTGTTATTGATCATAATCATGGTGGAGGCAGCACTAATACTATTAAACTTTATGTTGATTCTGTTCTTAGATTTACAGTTAATATTGGATCTATTACGCCAACAACTACAAATGCTGCAACAGCAGATTCTGGACCAAATGATGAAGCAAATAACCATGCAAGATTATCTGTTGGTTGCTTAATTACTCCGTTTGGATCAACTGCATTTCCAGTTCAACCTACAACTACTAAACTTATTATTGATGAAGTCTATTGGGATAAGAACTCAATAACTCAAACACAAGTAACAAATCTTTATAATGCAATGCCAGATAAAACTAACAAACAAGTTGTTGCTGAACCATTTATAGCATCAAATGAACTAGTAATGCCAGCAATTTCAAGATCATCAGCAGTTTCTGCAGCACCATCTACAGCCTCTGGAAGCCTGGTACAGCCAGTAATAATTGCTAACCGTCAAGTTATAGCGACTGCTAATGTTATGACCGCAACAGCCCTTTCTGTAAATGCTAATGTGTTTCAAAATGCAATAATAGTTTCAGATGTAATGATGGCTACTTGTATATTTAATAATTCTGGTGTTAAGGTTGGTTTCCCTGGTGGTCCAATGTTGGCAAGTGTTAAAATACTTGATCAAACTTTTAAAATTAATGGCTGGAGCATTGTAACAATGACGCCATATGTAAGATATCTTAGAATTTCTAATTATCAAAATAGAAATATTAAATCTATGAAGGAGATAAAATAATGAAAGAATTTGAATATGACGATATTCTTGGAAAAGAGAATGTAGATACACAAGGCCAACTAGATACTTTTGAAGCACTTGCTTTATTTGGTAGCAAAGATAGATATATATTTGATTTTTCAACACCTTTATACTTTAATCCTCCTAATGGAGATAGTAATCCAAATAATAATAATCAAGGAACTCAATATTCATTTAGTCAATATTGGGGCAATTATGCTTGGTGGGATAAAAAATGGGATACAAGACTTGGCGCACCTGGAGATATACAATTTTATTACAAAGATTTTTATAATAAAGGAAGTGGACCAAACTATCCAAACTATACTACTGTTTCAACTCCATCAATTAAAGACATTACTGAAACATGGAGTGGTGTATATGGTCATGAAATAAATAAAGGTGCTCCGTATTTTAATGAAAATGCTGCATTATTTATTGGTGCAAAACCAGGAGGCATATATGGAGAAGGCAGTTCTGCTTCAAATCCAGATGCAGTAACTACAATTAGGTCTGGATATTATGAATTTACAATAAAAACAGATAAGAATAATTGTATAATTGGTTATGGAGTTCATAATTTAAATATAACTTTTCCAATTGCAGTTGATACAAAAAGTATTTTTTTACCTGATGGTGCTGGAGATTTTATAGAATTTAAAATTTTAATTGAAAATGGAAAATTAAAGGTTGAATATAACAACCCAACTGGAAACAATAAAACATCTTTTTCTATTGTTGGAAATAAAACAATTAGTGATAACGAATGGCATCACATTGTAGTTAATTTAGGAAAATCAGGAGTAAAAAGAACTCACTCAAAAAAACATAATGAAAAATTTGTAGAATTTTGGATTGATGGATTATTAGATAAAAGAAGTAATGAAAATGTAAATCGTCAAATCTTTTATCCAACCATTTCCTGGCTATTAGTTGATCCTAAAAGTTTTAACTCTAGTTTAGATATACCTTGGTTAACTAAAGATTACGATGATCAAAGTCCTTCTGGTGTTTCATCAACAGGGAGTGAAGTAAATAATGTTTTAGGTGCTTTTGTATCATCAAGTATTGTAATTGGAAATAATGAATTAGAAGTTTTTTCTAGTATTAATCAGGGATGGTGGAGAGGCGGAGATATATCTAATAATTTCCGTGGAGCAATAAATACATATGTTGCTGGATATAATCAATGTTTAGATAAATTTGAAATTCAATTTAGAAATAATTTATGGCGTGGAATTGAAAATCCTGGCGTTCAACAGTTTACTGCATCTGCAAAAATGATGGAACCAACAGTAATTTCAAACAAAAAGAAAGCCTTAAAATTATTTTGGAATAATCTAATAAATGATAAATCAATAAACGGTATTGAACTTGATAATAATTATCAAATAGATACAGTTAGTATTACAAACAAAGTTGGTAATTCTGTTACTGAAATTTATAATGTAGATAACGCAATCAATAAAAAAATATCATATTTAAAAGATGTAAGAGTTGCAATAAAAGATAATATTTTTATATTGCGTCCAGGAGCGGTATGGATTCATAATTTTGCTGATATTGCTTTAAATGTTGGCACTCTTTATCAAAACAATATGTATACAGCAAATGGTTTACAGGCACTTACTTTTCCTAATTATTCATTTAATGCACAAGATTATACTCAAAAAACATCACCACAATTGACAGAAGCATCAGTTGAAAATATATTAATTGGTGGTGTTACATTAAAATCTGGAGATAGAATTTTATTAACTAATCAATATAATTCATCAGAAAATGGAATTTATATCTTTAATAATCTTGATAGTCCATTGACAAGAGCAGAAGACGCAGACTCTTCATCAAAATTAAAAAATGCTGTTGTTAGAATAATTGATGGTTATTACAAAGATACAAGTTGGTTTTTATCTAATTCAGCATTAACATTAAATGAAAAACAAGATTGGTTAGAATTAGAGTCACATCCGACATCAGAAAATATTAATTCTCAACCATTATTTGCAGGCAGATGGTCAAATGATGATGGAACACCAAGGTTTATTGATTTACAACAAGATATTAATATATCTAAATATGACCTTATTGTTTTTATGAATTATCCTGAAACAAATGAAGAAATACAAGAACATTTTATAGGTTTTGATGATTTTGAAATTAAGGTTAAATATGATAATTTTATTAAATCATTGCAAAATGTTTGTGCTCAAGGTGCAAGCCTTTATGTTTCAAGCCCAAGACTTGCACAAGATTTAGGAATTATAAAAAGTTATAAATTAATTGATCAAATCCTAGAAACATCAGATGCTCAATCTGCTGCAATCAGTCCATTTGAGGCAGGGGAACCAGCAGATCAATACTTTGATACTCACAGAATTAATCAATATCAATTACAAACTGAAATAGCAGGATTAACTAACAAAGAAACATATATTCTTACTGATTTTATTAATTATGTTCCATCAAATATTAATGAACCTCAGCAATACCATGCAAAATATGCGTACAGACAACTTGGATTAAAAGAAGGAAACCAATTCTTTATTCCTTCATTATCATTATTAAAAATAGCAGAAAATGAAAAGTTGCCAGGTTTTGCTGCAAATCGTAAAGGAACTAACCAATTGCCAGTTGTTGAACCTAATCAGATAAATGCTGGAACAATTGTTACAAAATTACAAAACACTTATTATCAAAATGGTCAGATTGTTAACAATCCTAGTGATGATGATGCAACTACAATTGTTGTTCATAATGGACAGGTTCTTAATGGTCAGCCAATCACTGGCAAAATATTTGTAAACTTTATTGAAGATGGCTACACAATGAGCCGTAGAGAATACAATAAGGCTAGAATACAGGTAGTTCCACAAAATGATACAAATGAAACTACTGCAACTCGTGCATGGCAATACTCAACAACTCGTTTAAATAGATTGCCACAACGAATTAATATTCGTGAATTAACTGAATATGGACAAACAACACCAACAAATGGTGGTGGTGGACCACTTATTCAGGCACCAACCAACTCTTCAAATGGTATTATTAGATCATTGACTGATGCTGGCAATGTAGATTATCAATCAGATCTATATCCAACTGAAGTAGAAGAAATATATCCAACACAGGAAATTCCAGTGCTTAGCATGACTTATTTAGGTCTGCTATGGCTGGCGGAATAAGAAAGGAGAAAAAATGTTTACAACTATAACAGAAGTAAAAACAATTACAGGCAAAATAGTCAAATCTGACTTAATTCAAAGAGCGCAATATGTTGTTGAATCTTATATTGGTAAATTTGAGGCTGATGTAACAAATGCTAAAGACCTTCAAATACTCAAAAGAGCCACTGCATATCAATCAGCATACATGCTTAACAATGAGGATATTGTTTTTGAACAAATGTCAGTAAGCACTACAATGCAAAACGATGCTTCAACAACATTTAAGCAAGGCGATACAGTATCTCCTTTCATTGCACCGTTAGCAGTAATGATTTGCAGCAAACTTAGTTTCTTTAAATCAAGATCAATCAAAACAGGTAAAATTGTATCAGATGATGCTTACCCAGATTGGATTCAAATTTAATGAAACCTAGAGCATATTCAAGACATAAATATTCTGCTGAATTATACAAATATGTAAGAGAAGTCGTTGGCGACACAAGTACTCTTAAATATTATTTTGTTGGAATGTTTTTTCTTACCGCTGGCGTAAATAAAACGGGACAAATGACAATTCGTGCTGACCAACCATTACAAATAGGATCATTACTCAAAGAAATAAAAGATGCCAACGGAAATCTTATCCTTGATGATACTATTTGGCAAATAAGCAATCTTGAACCAATAATGGATGCTTTTAATACTATTGAGAGTTATAGAATGAGAGCAGTTAAGTTCCAAGGAACTATTTAATGGGACTGTTTGATTTATTAAACATTATTCAAGATGCTGGTGATGCAAAGCAAGTAATTGAAGAAGGTTTGGAACAAGCCTTGGGCGAAATGGAAGGCATGTGTGCCAATGAAGGACAGACTACCATTTTTGAGGGTTATTTAACCCCAGAATTTGAGACTGCTGCTAACAATAGCCCTATGGAAGGCTGGCCTGGAGTTGACGCTGGAGAATACTCAGATTTTATGGGTGAGATTTGTGAGGCAGGAAATCAAATAATGGAAGCAGCCTATGATTATGCTCAAGAAATCTTGGCTCAGACGGAAGATTATGATGAAGACGAAATAGCCGAACTTGGCGATGAAGCAGAGGGCGATTTTTAGTTTGACTTTTAGTCAATTATAGTGTATACTTATAGTACATAGAAAGAGGTGGCAAGTGGATTTAAATGTTATGGTGGCTATCAGAGATGATCGCACACTACCTACAGGATATCACAAATCAGTTCTCTACGCAATAGCAAGTAGAGGAGTTTCTGCATATCCAAATCAGTCCCAGTTAATGAAGGACAGTGGTATTGGTAGTCGCAATACTCTAGTCAAAGTCTTGCAGGAACTTGAAGTGTTGGGTTGGCTTGTTATAGTCAAGAAAAAGCATGAGAATAACCAGTACAAAAACAGTCGTTACACAGTCCAGGTACCAGATATGACTAATCCATGTATCACATCTGACGAAGCAATAGTCAAATCCGATACACTAAAGATAAATAAAGATAAAGTAAAGATAAACATATTGACTAAAGAAAATAAATCAACAGAAGGTTGGAATCATTCGACACTCTCTGACTGGATACAGACCGCATAGCGGTCATATATAGGGAGAATAATGAGTAGAAAAGATAAAATACAGTTAGTTTATTGGTGTAAGACCTGTGAATTAACAGCAGTTGTAACAAATGAAATGAATACCTGTGCATTTTGCCAGGGGGAACTAAAAGAAATAGGATGGGTAGAAGAAGCATGAATGCAAGAGGGTCAATAGTAAGAGGATTTTGTCCATGTGGAAATAAGGCTGTTTCTACTGGATTAAACTCTAAAGGACAACAACAATTTAGAACTAGATGCAGAACCTGTATAAGAAAAGCACAGACATTGCGAAAAGATTATTGTGAAAGTTGTTTGAAGCCATGGGTTAGTGGTATAAAGTTTGACACTGATCATATTGATGGAAATCCTGCAAACAATGATCCATCAAATGTACAAACATTATGCAGACCATGCCATTCAAAAAAATCAAAGGAAAACAATGAAAACTGTACTAAATATGGAAGAGAGAAAAGAAATGTATAGATGTCCAAGTTGTAAAGAAACAAAATCAGCATCTGAGTTTCACAAATCTAGCAGAATAAAAAGAGGGTTGCAATACTACTGTAAACCTTGTATTAATCGTATGAGTGAAACAAGAAGACAACAAAGAATAAAGAATGGTCCTACTGTTATTCGTGATTCTAAGGTTTGTGCTAAATGTAAGACAAAGAAGCCAATATCTCAATTTGGAATCTATAGAAGTGCTGCAGATGGTCATGTAAGTTATTGCAAACCATGCTGGGTAGCAATTACTCAAAAGGCCCAAGCAAAACAACGCAGAATCTGATATACTTATAGTACTTGTCTCCTGTTGCTAATGCAAGAACAAGTCTACTCACCAACTGGGTGGGAGAGTTTCTAGTCACCTCTTTAATCTCTCTCACCCTTATTTGGATGATACAATTGCAATGATGTACAAACTAGGTAAAATTCGGACGGTATAGAGAAGATATGACATTATTCCCATATGCAGGAGAAGTAACTTACATAAATGGAGAATTATCATTTATTCTCACATTTTTTGATAGCAAGAAAACAACTGAAATGACATTAAATATAGGTTTGGATTATGATCTTGCTGATATGATAGAAAATTTAATAAATCAGAGAGAAGAGGTTTGATATGATGGTTTTATATACCTGGCAATCTTATCAGATGTGCGCCGTAATGTCAAATATTGCCAAACCTTTCTATCTACAAACCTTAATAGGAGGATATCGTGGGATATAGACAATTTACTGAAGAACAAATTACAGAATTTATAGAGACAGCAAAAGAAATGGGTATTGGCCCAACACTTAGATATCTACAATATCCAAAGTCTTATCATACTGCAAAGAAATGGTTTGTAGAAAGAGGTTTGGATATGCCTACTATTGATACCCTGGCCAAAATGGCGGGGGATCTAAGAGTATTCTATTCTGATAAAGAAAAACTAATAGCGGCACAAGCAGTATTAGATAGATGTGTAGAAGCACTAATGCAAGATATCCTTGATAGTGATGGTTTGAACAAATTAGCAAATGCTGTTCATAAGGCTATCCAAACAATCAATTTGATAGAAGGAAAGTCTACTGTTATTAATGAAAATAGACAAAAGGATGGACAAGATTTGGCTATTGTTGATTTGTTAAATGAAGCAAAAATGCGTAATGAGGCTATGAGAAATAAAGGTTTG